ATGGGAATCATAGGAGATGCGTTTAAGAAGCTATTTGGCTTGTTATGGGAAGTTATTAAGTGGATAGGTAATTTGCTATATAGACTCTTTCAACCAGTCATAGATGTAATTATGAACGTTATAGAGGTTATATTTGCTCTTATAGATGCCTTTTTATATTTCTTATATTGCATTGGTTTGGTTGTTACCAAGTTGTTTATATTAATTTTTCAGACCGCAAAACTCTTATGGTCGCTAGTGGTTGGGTTTGGAAATACCCTAGCGAGTTTAACTTATGTTCCTGGTTTTAAATCAGCGGGAACAGGTTATACAGAAGTAGTTGGAAAGATTTTTAAAATAATAGAGCCGATGCAAATGAATTCGGTTGCTTATTTATTATTATTTATTCTTTGGTTTACGACAGCTATTGCAGCAATGAAATTAATCTCTTCTATACGTATAGGGGGCGATTGATTATGGGTGTTAAGGAGAAGTTACATAGTTTTGTAGATTCTATTTTTCAGCCTATTATTAGTTTTTTAGATTTATGTATTGAAAAGATACAAGGTATAAACATGGTTGTAGCGACGGGTATTGATGTTGGTAGATATTTGAGTGTGTTTGGAGATATGCCGAGTGCGTGGCAGAAGGTCATAATTTCGATTCTAGCGTCTGTTACATTGCTTGGTAGTCTTTTGATATTTAGGTCGGCTATGAGAATGTATTACAGCATAAAAGAGGGGGTTAAATGGTGGTAGAAGCGTTTGGATATATGTACGTTTTAGGTTTTGGGGCTTCAATGGGTATTCTTACATCTGTATTTATCGGATTAAAGATATATAACAGAAAAGGAAAACAACAGAAACAAAGAGACATTATAGGGTAGGTGTAAATGATGCTTAGTTTAAGTAGATTTAGCAGGTCGAAAATGAAAGAGGAAGATTTCTTCCCAAGTACAAATGATGTTTTGATCGTATTTGATGATGAAGCAAAAACAAGTGATATTAAGCGAATTAACAATATAGAAGAGGATACATTGTTTGTTACTGGTGAATATGCGGTACCGATTGGTGATTGCGAGATAACAAATAGCGTAAATGGACGTAATTTCTTTTATAGAGCGCCTTCTCAATCGGTCCAAGAAACAAAGAGATTAGCGCAGTTAGAAAAGAGTATGGTGTTAAAACATATCACTCAATTTAAACCGAAACCTCCAGAGAGTCCGTTTGACATCATGAAAATTGGTTTGATGCTTATTATTCTTGTTGCTTTCATCGTATTTGGTGCGGTAAGTTGCTCAAATGGTAAAGCAGAGCAACAACACGTTCCAACACAAACATATCAAAAACCGACTCAATAGTTAGGAGGGAATAAGGTGAATAACAATAATAATGCAGAAAAGTTACAAAGTGTTATATCAGATAATCTCTTTCCGGAAGTCCAACATATAAGCGATGTAAAGCAAGTTCTGGAAGTCATGAGACCAAATGCACAGGAGTTACAAGAACCGCAAGTAAGAGCCTTAATTTACTTGCAGAAACTAGGAGAGAATACATATCTTCATGGAGAAGAAAATCCATATAAGGCAGTTGCTGAGTTCATTATGGAAAGCAAGATTAATGTAGCTGATCCAGAGTATTACCTAAGAACTATTGAAGGATTGATTCCTAAGCCACCTAAACCGATTGTAATGGCTGAGAAAGGAAGAAGGTAATGGCACATCATATTTTTGTACAAGGACCATTAGGGGCAGGAAAAACGTTTATTATGTCTGTTTTAGCTCATCACTGGAAGCAAAAAGCTTATGAGCAAGGGGCTGATATAAAGTTATTTTCAAATTATGGCTTATTGGATTCTTATCCTATGTCTCACTATACAGATTGGTATGAGGTAGCGAATGCTCAAGGGAGTATCACTTGTTGGGATGAGTGCCAAATGGCTTTCTCGAACCGTAAATGGTCAAAGCATGGTTCTATGATAGCAACCGAGGTAATGATGTTCACAAGGAAAATGAAGAGTGTACAGATATATTGTTCACCTTCTATAAACAACGTGGATAGTCGTATAAGACAGATTGTAGAAATATTGGTTGATGTTCGCAAAATCGGAAATAAGGGGTTCTCATTGCGATTCGTGGACTATCAGACGGGAGAATTTTTAAACAAAACGTTTTTACCAATGAGTAAGGCCAAAAGGTATTTTGCATTGAATTTATATGATACATATGCAATGGTACAAGGTTTTCCTTTACCACCAACAGAACGTGAATCTGATAAGTTTTTTGAAAAATTAGAGGAAATTCACGACAGATCAAGAGGAAAGAAACCAGTTATTTTAGATAAAAAGATTTTGATTGAGGGGTAAATTATGAGTACATGTTCAGTAATTCCAAATAAGTTTCAAGATAAAGACCCAAGACAACTTTTATATCACTTCCCTACATTACCAGCAGTAAAATTAGCGAAATTATATCAAGAGTATTGTTTCTTTAAACAATTAGAGTTAGCCGAGGATATGGCTCATAAAATGGGTTTTATTCTTGTTCCATACGAATGTATGCATTGGCAAAGAAAAAAAGCGTTTGGGAACGATAGAAAGGTTAAAGTGGGGCGTAATTCCTACTTTATGATGCAACAGAACGAATTGACTAGAACAGAAAGAAGAAAACTTGAAGAATATCTGGAAGAATTGAATTATAGTTCGTAATTTAATCAAAAAATGTAACGGCAGCCGTGCAAAATTCAGCTGATCATAAACTTAAAAACCGAACAATAAGGGGTAGATAATATGTATACATTATCGTTGTTAGTTGGTGGATTGTTACTGATTGGATTTGTTATAAGCATGATTTGTATAGACCAAGCTGAAAAGGAGGAAGCGATTTGAAAGAAATAATACATTCAGAAGCGTTTAAAACGTCTGTATTGAATTCTATATTCATGGTGGTAATTTTGGCTATTGTTTTCAGTTTCGTTCGTTACAGTGGCTAAGAGGGGGCTCAAAAATGATATTTGTAGGTTTGGGTGTGGGTTTGGTTTTATTATTTGAGTTATATGATGCTATTAATCTGGTTTGGAAGAAGGTGAAAGGATGGATGGTTTAACAGTTTTTTATGATTTTTTGACGTTTGTTGGTAGATTTGCTCCTCTTTTTTGCATTGTGGTTGTTTTGTTTTATGCGGGTGGACTATTAGAAAGAAAAGATAAATAGTTTAAAAAAGTATACTTTATGATATGAAAAAGCGTCCCTATTAAACTAGGGTTTTTTTGCTATCATAAAGTATATTTTTAATTTTTGACACGTATCAAAAATTAAAGGGAGTTTTGTATAATCTTTGCAAAAAATAAAGGGGATTTTAACGAGGAATTTTACACCTCGTCTAGATCTGTAGAATCTTGTTAGAAGATTCGAGTGAAACGAAAATCTTCTATAACTTGATATATTAGAAACATCTCGGGGCACGAAGGGTGGTGGAGTTGTTAAAAATCGCTTTGTATCAATGGTTAGAGCTACTTTTTCTATTGATGTTTCTAATATCTTTATTTCTCTATTGATTGGTTTTTAACTAGATATAGATCAATGCATAAATTTAATGTTTCTTATCTTGATAGTATTGTGAACAATTCAACGCAATGAAGAAGCCTTCATCCGTTGGTACTCTAAGGTAGAACGTGTTTTTTGTGGGTAAAAATTTTGTTAGTTTTTATAGAGTCAGAGAAGTTATAAAAATCTAGGTTTCGTCAAGATTCCCTTATTTTTTTAGAAATGTATTTACAAAACGTTACACGAAATGATACTATGATTTTAAAGGAATTTTGAGAGGTGATTGTTAGTGAAAGTGAATTATGTAAAGGTAGGAAGGAAACCGAAAGATGGTAAGAGCCCAAAGGTTCATGAAGCTTTTAGGTTACCGAAAGAAACATCTGAGAGAATAAATAAATTAGTTGAAAGTGGTCGTTTTTCAACTAAAGCAGAAATTGCAGAAAAAGCATTTGAATTCTATTTATCGCATTTGGAAAAACAAGAATAGTATTTTGAGAGATTGCGAAGCGAAGAGGGGAAGAATCTATTAAAACCCCCCTATGTAATACGGGTTGTGTGACCCCAAAAATAAAGGGTTTAAATCTATCAAAAATACAGGAACCATAAGGGTTTTAAAGGTTTTTGTATTTGAAAAAAGTTTTTTTAAAAAATAAAACAAAATAAGTGGAAAAAGCAAGGTGAAAATATGGTTGAATATTCTTCAAGTATTGACTGGTTAAGAATCACTTTTACTGATCCTAAAATGAGTATTATGGAAGTTGTTAATGATGTGTTGGGTATGGATTTCGGTGAATTTCAAAATGGCGGTAGTTTTTTGAGGTATTCTGATTCTATTACTAATAAAGAAGGTATAACGATTGCTTTTAATGGTCTTAGTAATATGGGTATTTGTTTGGATATGAGCGGTAAGGGTTTAAGATATTATGAAAATATCAATGAATCTTATAGTGATAATGTAGATGTTTTATGGAAGTCATTTCTTGCGAGGGTTGCTCGTGAATATCCAGAATCTAATATTCCTAGATTGGACTTATGTATTGATGTAAAGGCTTATGAGGAAGATAAAAAACACGTTAGATTATGGCAGATAGCTAAAAAATTAGAAAATGAAGATTTATATTCATTGGGGAAATTTAAAAATCAAGAGGTTGTTAAAACTCATGAAGGTAAGATGAAAGAAGAAGGTATCACAATTTACATAGGAAACAGAAAAAATGAAGAATTCATACGTATGTATAATAAGTATGCAGAAGCGTTAAATAAAGGTGTTCACGTTGATGAATCATTGTTCTTTCATGAAAGATATGAAATTGAATATAAGAACAAAAAATCTAAGGCTGTTGCAAACAATATTATTGAGGGTAAAAAGATTTCTGATATGGTTTTGAATACATTGAATAAGATAATACTTTTTAAATCTAAAGCTGATAAAGGTAAATATGGAAAACATGATGTTGAAAGAAGAGAACGATTTAAAAAGTGGGTTGATTTTATAGAAGTTGAAAAAATTGATATGTCGGCGGTTAAAACCATTAAGAATGTAGATAAGGAAAAATGGATAAGGACAACCGTTAAAAAGTCATTAGCTCAAATAGCTGAACTAAATGGGTTGGATTACTTATTGAATTTAGTTAAAGAAGTTGCGGAAGAAGGAATTGAAGAAGGAAAAGAAGACGAAAAGTACCAAAATGAATTAAAAGAAATGGAAGAAATGAAAAAATATAAAGAAGCATTGGAACGTTTATCTACAAATTTAGTTGATATACGTTTAGCTAGTAAGAATGAGGGTAAAACCTTTGATGCTGTAAAAGAAGATGAAGACGAAAAAGAGTCCCCAATGGAAACCAAAACCAATGAGGACGATACCAAAAGATAAAACCACCAAAAAAATATAAAGATAAATCCTTTTGAGTGCAACCAACACTTAAAAGGATTTTTTTATTGATTGATTATCATATATTTTAATATGTTTTTTGTTATATGTCATTAGTAAAATCAGGTTGTTGTTAAAAACAACCTGATTAGTTGTTTAGTTGTTATTTAATTGTTGTTGGAAACTACCTTTATTGTTGTTTGGTTGTTGTTAACATGTTATAATATATTATATAATAAAGATTTATCGATTTATTAGGAGGGTTGTATATATGGATTATGAGAAAATATTTGAGCGTATTCAGTCGGGTGAGAAGGTCAAAGATATTGCTAATGGTTTAGGTGTTAGTGATAGTAAAGTTAGCAGAGGGCTTAAGAAATCAGGGTTTGAGTATGTTTCGAATAAGTGGAGAAGGAAAGAGGAACAACCTTTGGACAACCAAACAACAACAGAAGGACAAGTTAATAACGATAAAACAACAAGTAAGCAACGAGTTAACAACGACTCAACGACAAGTAAGCAGTTTTCAAATGAAGAAGTAGCAATTCTAAAGAAAATGATTGCTGATTTTGAAAAGGTTGGTTTGCAGGTCGATGGAAATTTATATGATCGTATTAGAGAAAGAGAAACAGGAAAAGAAAGAAATAATATCTTTTTAAATACTGATGCTCAAATTAAATTAGATGATTTCTTGAAAGGTAAGAAACTAGAAAGGAATAAATCATTAATTATAGAACTTGCCGTTGAGGATTTTATAAAGAAATATAGTTGATGCTATACTGATGAAAAAATAAAAAGAAAAAAGAAAAAGAAAAGAGGATGATAATAAAAGGGATAATGAGGATTTTGAATGCCGAGACCGAGAAAACCATTGGAAGACAAAATAGATACTATATTTGTTAAAGTCCCAAAGAAAGTAATTTGGGCGTTTGAAGAGCTAGGAAATAAAAATGAAATAGCCAGCAAGATCATAATGGATTACTACAACAAGAATTTAGCTAAAAAAGACTAATCATTTTTCTTTCTTTTTTTTACAAAATATGCGAACATGTTTATCGGTGCGCGAATATGTGTTCGTATTAATTTTCGAGAAAATTACGGGAGGTGCTTTTTGTGGCATATTTAAATAGCACGAAGGCAGCGGGGAATAGATATTTTTATTTATCAAGATACACAGGTAAAAAAGAGCATACTTGTAAAAAGTATGAGAATTTTTATAGCTTTGGTAATCAAAATGTTGCTTTAGAAAGACTATCTTTATGGTTGTTGGACCAAAATTTTATGCCGAAAGAGTTAGTTGATTTAGGAATTTCGCATGAAGATATCAGCAGATGGAGAAGTAAAGTGTTAGAAATGGTGCAAAAAGTATCTTAGTATTTTCAGGGAATTGTATTATCTTTATATATATTTTTAGTCAAAAAGAGAAAAAAAGATGTGGGGGATTAGATGAAAATCTAATCTTTTTTTATTGTTTTGATCGTAGTAATTTTGGTTGTAAAAACGTGTGATTTTTTAATGATATATTATATCTATGAAATGAAAATGCGAGAAAAAACTCTTTGTGCACTTGGGGTACTGTGTACACCTAAAATCATTATGGTATGTGAAATTTTCGCATCGCTTTTTGTCTTGCATTTTTTAAATTCAGAATCGAGAGATTTGTCATATTTGATTTGAGCCAAAATAATTTTGGCTCATCCATTTTGTAGAAAAATCACCCAGAATTATTTATTATTGCTATATATTCCAAACCCAAAATTCCAAACAAAATAAAAAAATAGTTGCAGTCCCACACGATGTTGACGCATCGTGGAGGGGCTGAGAAGTAAGGCATTACTTCGCAACCGAGCATAAAGCTCACTACAACTACCTATGTTATTATACACATTTCATTAACTAATGTATATGCATATTTATAGATGTAGTGCGACAAGGGACAAGTATGCCTTCTTATTTATTAAGAAGATGTATTTGTCCCTTTTTTATTTTGTAAAACGAGGTGTAGCAAATGAATGAAAGTTTAGTACCTACTGATGCAGGAAACATAATAGTAAGTCACACGATAACGCTTGGTGACATTATGATATCGACTCTATTAGTTTGTTTATTGTTCGTTGTGATCTATGACAAAGTGATGAGGAGATTTTAATTATGTATCAAACATTGATAACAACGCCGAAAGAAATAGGGATTATCTATTTTATCGCTTTAGCTTCATGTTTCCTCTTATATCCTGTAGCAATTATTCTCATGAACATTATTAAGGGAGGAAGCGACAAATGGAGATAGGCGGTCTAGTTCTTCAAGCGTTTAAAACAGTATTTGCTAATCCTGATGTAGCTTTCATTATCATTTCGTTTGCGGTTATTGTCTCGTTAGTGTTCACGTTGTTAGGGATATATGAAAAAAGTAAGGAATGAGGGAGTTGGAATAGTTGGGTAACTTAGGAAGTGTTTTTGACTGGGATTTCTTTTGGGGAATCTTTGGTATGTTATTCAAAACGTCAGCACCGTTTGTTCTAATCATTGTTGCAATTATTGCAGTAGGTATGTTGATTGGTGCGATTGTATCAGCAGTTAAAGCAAGGAATAGTGGTGGTTGATTATGGATTTGCCACAATACACTAGTTTTTTAAATGCTGATAATATGGGTGAGTTTTGGAAAATCATGAAATGGGTGTTGTTTTATATTGCACCTATTATTATGATCTGGTTTGCCATTCATGCAGTTACAGAATTCATTTCTAGAG